TTTTGACTACTCTTCCGGCGCTCTCAGGAACTTTTTCAAGGAAGAATTCACCAATGCTTTTATTGGAAGATAGCTTTCCGAATACCTTGTCTTGCTCCTCGCTTGGCAATCCCGCAAAGTCTGTATCAATGGAAGATAGTGCTTTTCTCTTTTCCTCGTTTGGCAAAGCTAAGAAGTCTTTATCTTTCAGAGCTTCTTCTACTGTCATTTCTGGCCCCACTTTTTAAGAAGGTCATCAGCGGTCTTGATACCGCCCGTTGCATCTGTCTTGGGTGTGCCTTCTGCCCCATACTTTCCTCTATATTTAGAGAATAATTCCTGTTTATACTGTTCCATGGACTTTTTACCCTGGACAACCTCAGTCGGATAGATTGGTGACAAATCAACATCAAGCCGAGCTATTAATGCTTCTCTCAGGTTACTTATTGCCCCGGTGATCTGTTTTGGACTACGGGCCGCTTGAAGATTCTCAAGCTCAATCTTCACCCTCATATCAGAGGTCGTGGAAGATCCAGAAAGAGCCGTGTTGATTTCCTGAACAATGGCGTTCCGGTTCGATTCAAAGTTGGTAAATTCGGGTTTACCTGTTTCGACTGATACGGCTCTCATCACCCTATTTATCGTATTCAAATCAACGTTGGGCATTTGAGTGAGTTGGGCATCGAGCCTTTCAAGCCGAGGAAGTGCGCCGCCAGCAAAGTTAATTGTTCTCTGGTTCGTGCTGCTCTGCTTCCATTTATAGTTTGCATCGGACATCATGAAGTTAAAATTGGGGTATTCCTTGAGCACTTCCGTCTGTACCTTTGAAGCAACAGGGTTCCCCATTGAACCACGGATTGCCATACGAGCATCATTACCTTCTGCAACAGCCCGAGCCATTGAGGGAATATCTATTTCCTTGGATTTACCAGCATCAATAATAGCCCGCCCTGCCGCTGCTGTTTGAACCTTCCTGTTTTGCATGGCGTCAAGTACGCCCTGGGCTTCTTTCTTCTTTACAGGGTCAGGGTCAAAGAGAGCCGTCCGGGTAAGCTGTTCCTCGGTTTGGTTTTTCCCTTCAGTCTCGCTCACCGTTTGAAAGTGCTGCGCTCCGCCCTTTCCCGGTATGGTATTTCCAATTAACTTTTTAACTCCATTCTGTACCATATAGACAGGCGTTGCAATTATTCCTTCCCCGGTGTTCGCAGGGGTTCCAGTTGACAGTTTTATCTTGTCGGCCAACCCGCCCATCTTTAGTACGTCATTCGCTGCGTTTACATCGCCGCTATCGAGAAACCTGTGAGCATTCAGCAAGGTATTGCCATCGACATAGGCCTTCAGATGGCTTGCCTGCTGGTCAGCCTGCCTCTGCTGTCTCACATTGGTCAATACCGTTGTCCCTGTCTTGACATCCCCGGCCTGCAATGCCTTGAGGCCGAATTCTTCCTCCATGTCCATGCTGCTACGGGGTACGGTCTTGGTCACGTTTCGGATTGAGGCGAGTCCTGCCGGAGTCTCTACCGCATCGGGAGTAGGTCCATACTGCACTTCTTTTGTCGTTTCCTCTTTCGTCGGTGAGATAGTCGGCCAAATATTCCGCACCTTCTCCTGAGTCTCGAAATCACGCATCAATATCTTGTTCTGGAGAGACTTCAACCCGGCTTCCTGCTGTAGCCTCTGCATCTCCATTCCGGCAAGAGTACCTTGCGCCCCTGCCGTTCCCATTCCGAAACCCATGTTATAGCCTTCAGAGAGCATTCCCATAGATCACCCCGCCATCAGGTTCGTATCAGTCAATGCAGGATTAGAGAGACTTCCCGCGCCCTGTCCCTTAGCTATTGCATTAAGGGCCGAAGTATACTGACTTCCACTATAAAGACCGGCCCCCATACCCACCATACCCTGTAAGGCTTGCAATCCCATCTGATTTGACATGAGCTGCTGCTGTCCTTCAGCTTGAGCAAGCTTACTCATTGTGTTTGCCGTGCTGGTTCCCACGCCTCCCTGTATTTGGCTTCCCTGTAGACCATATCCGGCAAGGGTCGCCATCCTGTTCCACATATTCCCACCTTCCTGTGCTGTTAGGCGGTTTGTGATGTCAGAGAGGTATTTCAACCCTGCTCCTGAATTGGAAAGGCCACGGGCTGCAAGAGCCTTGTTCGCCATGCCCGTTTCTTGTCCGAGTTGCCATTTATACAGAGGGGATTCCTGAAGGTTTGTGGCTATGTTAGTCATGGCCGGTAAGACGCCTTGACCTGAGGTTATATATGGGGCTACGTTCTTCTGAGTATCGGCATATATCTTCTGTGCATAGGCAATGGCATCATCCATACCGCTTTGATTACCGCCGCCTCCTAACATATCAAGCAATCCCATAATAAGCCTCCTATGTCGGGTCCGTGAAAGCCGTTATCAACCCGTTTACGACTGTTATGCTTCCTTCGGTGCCTAATGCCGTGCGCTTGGCAAGATGAATGGTCCCTGATGATCCGGCTACCGGATTAGCCGGGGTGCCATGGGTATGGTCCTGCCGGGCGAAGTGTGTCGAAGTACCAGTCTTAGGCGTTATCCCCCATGGTCTTTCATCCGTGACTGATGTTGCTGGCACACCCGCCGCATTTATCGTGACATCCCCGCCACTCGCAACCAAGGCGGTATTGCTTCCTGCCTTCAAGGAACTGACGACAAAATTAGCCTCATTGAACAGGGAAGCAACCTTACGAAGAAAGGCATCCATTTGGCGGGGGTCTACCGTGCCATCTGGTTTCACTGTCGGTATGGGTATTTTGACGTTTGGCATCAGTTCACCATCAAGTCAACATTGCCTTCACAGTCAACAAGAATGAAGTTGGCTGAGTCGGACATATCTATTTCATACTGCCGCGAGCGATAAATGCCTAAATGCCATTCATCAAGTAAGAATTCCGATTCTCCCCGCGCTCCGAGGTCAAGTATCCGTGGCTCCCTCCATTGCTCCGAGCCATCATCCCGCCATCTCAGGACGGCATAGGCTTTGTTGTAGGTGGCCTGCGAGCCCCGTTTAAACTTGAATGTGAGTTTGTTGCACCGCTTCCTCACAGATGTGTCATGATCAATCCATCCGGTGCGTCTGACTGTCCGAATCGGCGTTCCTGCGTCGTCAAAGTAGTTATCCGACATCTTGTATATCTTGCTGTCTAATCGGCTCCCTACCGCGTGAATATTCCAATCGGGGATGTAGGTCACGCAGTTTCCTACCCATGGGGTATACTCGTTCCGCACCTTGTTCCAGAGGCCCCACTGTGACCAGTCGTTATTCTGGTAATCATAGACAAGGGTCTTTCCGCTGTCGGGAAATTGCATCAAATAGAGGGCTTTCCCGCCCACGTTCACATGATCGGCCTTCATGCCGTCTATGCCTTCACCGTATTGAAGAATCTTGTCAATCGGAGTCGAGATAATTTCCGGTGTCCTACCCTTGAGCCTTACCAGTTTGCGGAGAGTGTTGATAAAGAACCAAGTGTTATCGACAGGCAGAAGGCTCCAGATCGCTCCAAGCCCCTGTTCTACCGATGTGTTGTCCTTCCGCATAAAATCAATGACCGCTGTCGAGGAAATCTGTGCTCCTGAGTGCATCCAGAATTCAATCGTGGTACCGTTGAAGAGTAAGACTTCATCCCAACCGGACACCATACCCCTGATGTTTCCGGCCTTGACTTCGTTTGTCGCAAAGTTGAGGGCATCCCATATCAGGGTATTGTCTACCCAATTGAAATGAATGCTGTTCATGGGAAGGGAAAGGAGGAGGCCATTCAAGTCGGCAAGGAACATTACAGCGTCAGGGGCGCTTTCATCGCCTACATACTGCGTCCTTCCAGTTTCAGTATTGTCGTATGTGACCATCCTCCCGCCATTTGCAAGAATTGTGGTGAATCCTGAACTTATCGCCGGGGTGGAGATTGTCGCTATTGAGGGACGGGTTCCTTTCAGGAGGTAATCTGTCGTTATGTCTTCCGGGGTGCCTTCACTATCGGAAAGTTTGAATGTCTTTCCACCCGATACGGCAAACCCGCAATGAAGATTGTTATCCCATTTCAGGCCATCAACAGGAAGATCGGTTTCAAGGTCTGTCCATTCGACAAGGCCGGGGCGCTTATGGGTATTCCCCAGCTCATCAACCCAGCCATCCATAATAAACGGAGCATTGCCGGTGAACTCTATCTCATCGACATTTTGGTACATCTTCCCCTTGAAGGGTATTTTGATTACCTTTCCCATCAGAACTTGATTATCAGCATCCTATTTGTGTTAATCATTCGCGTCTCGCTGCCGCCTGTGCTTTCAGAAGTCACATCAAAAGTAGCTGCCACTCCTGTTGCCGCACTCTGAATACATGCGACACCACCAGCTCCGTCAATAAGAATTTTGCTGACATGGGTATGTGCCTTCAGAGCGTCAGCCTGATTGGTTCCTACGTGGTCGCCCGTGGTCCCATCACCCCGATCAGTTCTTGCAGCTGCATCAGGGTCAACCCCTGCGCCGTGATCCCATATCCGAATGGTTCTGCCTCTTGCGTCTGGAAT